GCCGATGTTCTTATGGGCAGAGGTATTTTGAAAAAAACCAAGAATGGAAAAATTGGTTGAATAATAAAGAATTACAAAACTTAATGTTGAAATACCGAGTTTCAATCAATGAGCTATTCTTGAAAACAGGCACACCTGTTAATCATATAAAAGGATATCTCGCTGGGCGAAGAACTATACCCACTCATATAGTGGATAGAATCAAACAGATAGGAGAACAAAATGACTGAAAAAGAAGAACAGATCAGAGATGGTCAAGATGCACAAATGGTTTTAATTAATACAATGGAAAATGGAAAATTGTTAGAACAAGAAAGAAAGGAGAGTAAAAATGGCTAAAGTAAATAAACCAACTCCACAAGACAATATTCCAACAAAAGAAAGCAAACATAAAGGAATCCCTGTAACTGATGTTGCATCAGCACAGGAAGCATTACTTTCTCAATTACAAGCTCCAGCTTCGGAACAACCTGTAGAGGAAGAAGTGCAAACAGAAGTAGAGGATAATACTTCTGAACAGGCAATGGAAAATGCCGAATCAGTTGAAGAACCAGCACAAGATTCTAACGAATTGACTGCTGATGATTTAGTTGAAAATGACCAAGAACAAGCACTAGATGAACCTAGTACATATACTGTCAAAGTTGATGGTAAAGATGTTGAGGTTACCCTCGATGAGCTTCGTTCAGGTTATTCAAGACAAGCTGATTACACACGAAAAAGTCAAGTATTGGCAGAACAAAGGCAAAAAGCTGATGAAGAATTAGCTGCCACTCAGCAAGAAAGACAGCGATACATTTCTCAACTTGAACAATTTACAGATTCAGCAGATAAAAAACTCGATGAGTTTAAATCTTTTGACTGGACAAAACTCAAGGAAGAAGATCCTACTGAATATATGATAAAAAGGGATCAATACAGAGAACTTCAAGAAAACAAAAGATTAGTTCAAGAAGAACAAAAAAATCTTCAACTTAAACAACAGCAAGAAGCGCAAACTAAATGGCAAGAGGAACTTGTTAGACAGCAAGAAATAATGGCTCAAAGACTTCCTGATTGGAATGATCCTAACAAAGGCCCTAAATTGAAACAATCAATTAAGACCTTTGCAGTTAAAAAAGGATTTACTGAACAAGAAGTTAATAGTCTTATTGATGCTAGATCAGTAGACGTGCTTCATAAAGCTATGTTGTATGAAAATCTTTTAGATGCAAAAATATCTAAAAAGAAAGCTAAAGTTGTTCCTAAAGTAACAAAACCAGGAGCTGGTACTACTAAAGGCGAAGTTAATAGCGAGAAAGTAAAGCAACAACGAGCTAGATTAAGAAGAACAGGTAAAGTTGGCGATGCTGCTAAATTACTTGAAGGATTAATCTAATACTAAACTTTTAACACAGAGGTGTAATACAAATGGCACAATTAACAAATACATTTGAAACCTATGATGCTGTGGGAAACAGAGAAGATTTGCAGAATATTATTTATAATATTACTCCAACTGATACTCCATTTATGTCAAGTATTGGTACAGGAACTGCAACATTCACTAAACATGAATGGCAAACTGATTCTTTAGCATCTGCTGCTTCAAATGCACAAATAGAGGGAGATGACTCTCCTAGTGCTGCGATGTCTGCAACTTCTCGTGTTCTCAACTATACACAGATTTCATACAAACCTGTGATGGTTTCAGGCACACAAGAAGCTGTTATTCATGCAGGTGTAAACTCAGAATTAGCTTATCAAATAGCTAAAGCTGGTAAAGAACTAAAAAGAGATATGGAGCTAGACCTTACTGGTAAAAACGCAGCTACTGCTGGTTCAGGTAATGGTGGCGCTGCTCGTAAGTCAAGAGGTTTTGAATCTTGGACTACAACTAACAACTCTTATGGTTCAGGTGGTTCAAACTCATCAGGTTCTGTTACAGACGGAACTCAAAGGGTTTTAACTGAAGCATTACTTAAAACAGAACTAAAAAGCTGTTTTGACAATGGTGGTGAACCTGATCTATTATTGGTTGGCTCTTTTAATAAACAAAAAGTTTCAGGTTTTACTGGAAACTCTACAAGAATGGACATGGCAGAAGATAGAAACCTAGTGGCTACTATTGATGTTTATGTTTCAGACTTTGGTGAAGTTAGAGTAGTAGCTGACAGAGTACTTCGTTCTTCAGGAAGAAGTGCTTTATTAGTTGAAACAGAAATGTTTGATACTGCTTTCCTAAGACCTTTTGAAACTCAAGAGTTAGCAAAAACTGGTGATGCTATGAAACGACTATTAGTCGCAGAATGGACACTAGTAGCTAAGAACGAAGCAAGTTCAGCAACTATTGCAGACTTGACAACTTCATAATAAATTTCATATATCCTCATATATATGTTAGGGGGAGTTTTTTTCACTCCGTTAGTTTTTGACTCCCCCACCTTTTTGATACCAAATTAATAATGACCTTGAAGAAGGTATCGCTTCGGAACGAGGGTTATTAACATGGAGAACTTTAATGAGAACATTAAACGATTATTTTATAAGTGGTAGAGTTGCTGATATATCAACAGCAGGTTCAACCTTTGTAGCAGTTCCTGATGGTGGCAGAATAATTAAAATTATGACTGTACTTCAAGGTGCTATAAGTGGTGGTAATGCTGCGATTACTTTTGAGATTGGCGGTACTGCTGTAACAGGTGCAGGTATTACAGTTGCGCACTCAGGTTCAGCAGTAGGTACTATGGATTCATCTGTACCAACAGCACTCAACCGAGTTGAAGAAGATGGTTCTATCGAAATTATTACTGATGGAAACTCTACAGGTGCTAAAGCACTAGATGTAACATTTGTAATTAGGAGATAAACATGGCTAATTATGGTTTAAGAGTAACCAACACAATCAAGAGAACTGTTAATACCGGCTCTCAACAAACAGCAGCAACTGATGCAAGTACAGAATATATAAGAGTTGTATCTGACACCGATGGTGTTTTTGTAGCTTTTGGCGCAAACCCAACAGCAACAACAAGCTCAACCATATTAGGTGCATACGATCCTGAAATCTTTAAGATTGATGGTGGTATGAAAATTGCTGCTATTGTAGCTAGTTCAACAGCAAATCTTTACATTGACGAGTTAAGTGAATGAGAAGAAAACTCGATGATAAACAAATCTTTCATTGGCATGAACCAACGAAAGAAATGGCTATTGAACATATCGAAAACATACAACCCCTTATTGATTCTAACAAGAAATTACAACAACACGATCATCACATAAAAGATGAGTTTAGGTTATCCGCAAGGATTCCTATGACTGTGTATTACGAATGGAAGAATAAGTATGGGGTTGATTTGTTTAATCCTAATCACAAAGAAGGGGTTAGAAAATTAATAAATAGTCCTGAATATAGGTACTTAAAAACAACTAATAGAAGGATATAATGGCAATTACAACTTATGCAGAATTGAAAACAGCAATATCTAATTGGTTAGATAGAACTGATTTAGATGACAGAATACCTGAATTTATTGCACTTGCAGAAGCAAGGCACAGAAGGGATTTTAAGATTAGAAGAATGGAAACTAGAGTAACTGCAAGTACGATTGCAGATACCGAATATTATTCTTTACCTGATAATTTTATAGCTATGAGGAATATACAGCTCAATACTGATCCTAAAACAGCATTAGAGTATATGACACCAGAACAAATGGATAGGATTAGAGGTGGTAGCAATACAGGTAAACCTAAAGCATACTCTATTATTAGCAACACTATTCAACTGAGACCAATACCTGATGCGGTGTACGAGATAGAGATGCTTTATTTTAAATACTTTACAGCTTTATCTGACTCTAATACAACTAATGATATGCTTACTTTCCACCCTGATGCTTACCTTTATGGTGCATTAGTTGAAGCAGAACCTTATTTATATAACGATAAAAGATTACAAACTTGGTCTAGCTTATATGATAGAGCAAAAGATGATATTATAAGGTCTAATGAAAGAGACCGACATTCAGGAGTAGCACCAACCACAAGAATTGACTATGGAGCTTACTAATGACTACATGGACTATTGTAAGTAATACATCACAAGGTTATTTTGAAACAGAAGATAATATTTTTTTATTAGCAGATGAAAATGGAGATATTTTACAACAAGAAGGAAACGTAGTTATAGCTCCTGATGATTGGCAAGATATACCAGCAATAAACACAACTACTTGGACAATACAATAAAATGGCAACAAAGAAATTTTCAGATTTAACAACTACAAGCACCCCAAACAGTGCATCGGTATTTGCGATAGCACACAGCAATTCGAGTTTTGGTGTAACTTTATCAGATATTGCAGCTAATTTACCTGCTGTTACAGCAACAAGTTTGACATCAAGCGGAGCTTTAACTGTTAGTGGTAATGCTACCATTTCAGGAGATTTGACCATATCAGGCGATGATTTGTTTATGGCAACCAACACAAGTGGAGCTGCCTTAATTGCAGATGGAACAAATTTTAACCCAGTGGTTATATCAGGAGACATAGCAATAGCTACCAATGGTGCTGCAACTATACAAGCAGATGCAGTAGAAGCTAGTATGTTAAATGATAATGTTATTTCAGGACAGACAGAATTATCTTCAGGGGTTGCAGATGCTGATGAATTACTTATATCTGATGCTGGAACT